CATCTTCTTCTAAAAGCTCCACCATTTTATTAAGATACCAGATAGCTTTACGGGCATCTTGTACTGGTTTATCTTTATTAAACAGCCTTGATCCTGTGTATTTTAACACGTTTCCGTGGCAATAGTTGACGGCTCCTATAAGCCCTAACACATCGACAATGTAATCTATTGTTTCTATGTCCCCATTGTTGTAATGAGGAGGATGGTCTACTGCTTGTGTAATAGCATCAGAAGCTTTGTTCCAACCTGTGGTAGCAGTAATGTTTGTTAAAGTTTTATTCCAATCTTCAGGAGTAGCATCATTTAGTTTCATCTTTAAAACCTTCTCTTTTATCAGGGTTAATCCAACTATCAGGAATACTCTCGCGGCTAAACCACCTAAAGCCATTGGCTGTCGCCCATTCACCGTGGCTTCTTTTAGTTCCGTCCTTACGTCTTTTAGCTTGAGGCATTGGGGCGTTAGGATTAGCAAACAAAAACACCAGTTCTTTAGTTTTAGGAAGAGCTTTTTTAATCCAAATGTACTTACTAAACTCTGGATAATCCCAGAACCTACCTTTAGCTTCAAGTAAAATAGTAATGCCGTTTATATCTTTAATAAAATCTGGATGATACTTATGTTCAATTATATAGTCTTCAGTTTCTGGATGATGTTTCCACTCTTCTAATATGCCACTGTGTAATTCATACTCAAAAGTAGAGTCATAATTACTGGCAGTGTTTTTAGATTTAGGGGGTCGAACTTTCCTGGCTTTTCTTTGGGATCTTATTTTTATATTCTTCAATGTAAAACCACCTGATACTTTTCTTTAACATGAGTTTCTAATAAACCTTGAAGCATTATTAAATCATCAAGCTTTATGTCTTCTACTGATCCTTGTTGAAACAATAGATAAACTCCTATTGATTTCATCACATCGTCTAATGAAAGGTCTAGTTCATCTTCCATTGTATTAACTCCAAATTTATATCTTGTATATTGAGATGGGGTTTACTTTTAAGTAATTGTTTAATCTTATTACTTATCCATTTAGGATGATATGAATTTAAATGTAAAGTTGTGGTCGAGTAATAATGCGTTTGTTCTGGGAGATAATTAAACACATTAGAAACATTTATTTTAGCAGCTTCTTTATCTTCTAAAAGAGTATGCATCCACTCTACTAAAATAAATTTTACTTGCTTTCTAATCAACTTAGCTTTGGCATTATTCATATTAATTCTTCTACGTTGGGTTCAACTTCTATATGAGTTAAGTAAGTTAACCCATTGGAATACTTAAAGGTTCTAAGACCTTTCCCATCATTGCTATCTGAATGACAGTCAAATTTATACTTACACCACATACAACCTTTAGGTAATTTAAAGTTTCCTTTTTTACCTTCTGACACTGGAGAGTAACATTTATCAGGCATTGTATCAAGATCAAGGTTGTTTACTAAATTTAATATAGTATTTTTTATATTTGGTTTATCTAAATCATCTGGTATGTGTAAACATAACTCGCCTGATTCTTTATTAAGTACAAGGAACCCCCCGTTGTTTGTATTTTCCGCAGCTTCATAACCAGCTAATTGACCTAGGTATCCAAAAGGATCGTCTTGAGCTAATCTGCCTTGTTCAAATTTATTGAAAGCAAACTTAGAAGCAGTCTTTACATCAACTACTTCACCGTTTATTTTACAATCCATGTGGCCTAGTATGCCATTAACTTGAACTTCTTTTTGCTCATCAGTAACAGAGTAACCTGCCATTCTAACTAACATCAATACAATTTCTTCTAAGAGATGACCATAAAGAAATTTAATTTGAGTAGGGCCATTAACATCTCTCCTAGAATTATCATCTCTTTTCTCATACCATAACTGCCTTGCAGGTTTTCCTATGTTAGACATTCTTAAAGAAAAATTAGAATCTCTTGGTACAGGGTTGGCCCAGGTTTTTAAAGCTTCTCTCATTCCTTCTATTGTTTTATCTATTTCTTTTTCAGATAGAGGAAGCGGAGTTCCACTAGAAAGTTTTTCTAAATGTTCGTATATACTTGGAACTAACATATCTAAAGTTTTCATTCCCGATGCTCCACAAATCTAAGTTTTCTAGTGATTGAATTATAGTGCAGGTATTGTACACCTAATTCTTTTTGTATGTCTGTTCTGCCTGACAGTCTAGAATCTTTGTAAGACTTAACATCTATTAGTTTAATTGTCCCATCACCATGCAACGCAATCATATCTATAGGGCCAGTACACCCGCAGTTTTTAAACACTTGGTAGCCATTATCCCAAAGCCACGTAATTGCATAATGTTCTGCAAGGTCACCTACTCTGCTAGTATCAGTGCGTTTCATACCAGTTATCTCCAATCTTATACTCACCATCTAAAGGACAGTTAAGTTTAAAAGCACAGGTAACTTCTTTAATAGCCTGTACTCCTAACTCTCCTACCCTAGAAGCTTGATCTTCTTTTACTTCAAGCTGCCACTCATCATGTACGTTAGCAACAAACTTAGCATCAAGATTTTCATCCTGTATCTTTTTATTAAAGGCAATCAAAGCTTTTTTCATTACAATAGAACCGTTACCTTGTAGAAGAGTGTTTAAAGCAGCGTGTTCTGAGCGCACTGTAAGCTTACGACCATCTACTGCTTTAATAAATCTGCTTGTAGCTTCTCTTGATACTCTGTTTTTAAGAGTTTTAAATGATGGCAGACCACTAAAGAAGCGTTGTTTAAGCTGCTTACCTGCTTGTCTACCTCCTCCAGCCACGCTCCCAAGCTTTTCATCTCCTGCTCCGTACAGGAGGGCATAAATAAAAGTTTTTGCCTGATCTCTTGATTTAAGTCCAGCAAGGTTTTGGTTGGTAGTGTGAATATCTCCGTTAAGTATTTCATTTGTATACCCCTTATCGTTCATTTCGTGAGCTAACATTCTAAGTTCAAGACCCGAAGCATCAATGCCTACTAGCTTGTAACCTTTAGGAACTATCCAACAACTTCGACACTCTGGGCCATAAGGCGATTTAATACTAGGTATTTGAGCCATGTTAGGATGAGAGTGAGTCATTCTAGATGTTACCGCACCATTAGGATTAACGTACCCATGTACTCTATCTGTATTTTCATCAACTTCTTTTAACCAACTTTTAACTTGGGCTAATCTTTTCTGAAGCATAAGATACTTAGCAATCATAGCAGCTTCAGGTATATTTTTAACTTTATTTAAAGTGCCTTCATCTACTATTGGTTGACCAGTAGGTGTGCGTTTCTTTGGCTTCCAACCAAACCCAATAAGATACTCTCCTATTTGCTTACGAGATCCTAAATTAAAATTAACCGAAGTGATTCTTATAACTTCAGAACCGCCACACATTAAGTTGTACTCTTCCTCTGTAAGGCGAACACCGTTACCTTCAGGATCAGTAGCAGTCTTAGAAAGACTACCAGACTTATTGTGTTTAGGTTTTAATACTAAGTGAGTTATATCAGGTTTAAAAGTTTCATGTACTTCTGCTTGTACCCATTCTATTTTTTCTTGCAGTTCTGCTATAAGCATAGTACATTTTTGCACATCAAGTAGAAAACCATTGGTACGTTGTTGATTAATAATTGCAGCTACTGAATGTTCTATCTTAACAGAGTCCCCAGAGAAACCTTTGCTTTCTTTAGATTTTAAAAGCTCATATACTTTTAAGTTTAACTCGACATCATTGATACAATACTCTAGCATCTCAGGTGTGTAAGAATCCCAAGCTCCTTCAGAACTACCGTAGTTTCCTTTTTTAAATCCAAGACGATAACCCCAACTTTCTAAACCGTGTCCACCTTCTCTAGTAGGATTAAATAAACGTGACAGGACTAAAGTGTCTACAATTTTAACAGTAGCGAGATCTATACCTGTTATCTTTTTAATTGCAGGAATATCGTATCCTAATATGTTATGTCCTATTAACTTAGAAGCTCCTTGAAGAAGTTTTAAACCAGGAATTACATTGTCTATATCAAAAGAGTAAACTTTTTTTGTATCTACATCTATAGCAGCAATGCAAAAAATTATAGTGGGATCTAATCCGTTTGCTTCAATGTCGAAAACTAAATTCATAGCTCATCCTCTGCTGATAGATCTTCTATTTGAGTTTCAGAAAGTCTACCAGTGTCGTTATCGTAAAGCAAATGAGTAGCTACTCCAGTATCGCCAGTATACCTAGATTTAAGTACACGTACCTTCGTAGTTGATGCTTCAACTGCATCGTCTGATTGTTGGTTTCGTTCTAAAGATATAACGCAGTCACTTAATTGAGCGATACTTTGAGAGCCGCGAAGATGTGATAACCCTGTTTCAACGCCGTTCTCATGCCCTCTATTACCGTCTATCCTTCTAAGATGAGAGACTAGTATCATACCCGCCCCTGTTTCTTCGCACATACAACGTAGCCTAGTCATAATAGAATCAATAGTCCTACGCTCATCCCCTTCTACACTAGCACTAACTAGCATATGTAAGTGATCAACTACTATCCACTTACATTCACAACCTATAATCATGTAACGTATCTTACTAAAGATACTTTCAATATCATTTACACCAAAGTGAGAATGAATCCAAACCCGATCTTTATTCTCGCCGTCATATAAAATATTATATAAAGTGTCTATAGATTCTTCAGAATAAGTTTCTCTTACTCTATCAATGTGTAGTTTATTATTAGCTTCAATAGAAAGTATTCCGTCTACAGTACGAACCCAATCTTCTTCAAGCGCAATAATCCCTACATTATCTTTAGTGTTTTTAATAAGCCAATGCTCTAACTCTCTAGTTACGCTAGACTTACCTAGTCCAGTACCACCAGTAAGAGTTACTAGCTCACCGGATCTAAGACCTTCTAGTTTATTGTTAAGACCTTGCCAAGGGTAAGGTATAGATGCTTTCTTAGGGCGGTTCTTGTAGTCTTCTTTCTTGTCAGTTATGTTTAAAACACCGGATGGTGTGTAGATTTTAGATGACCACCAACATTCCATAAAGGCAGAGTGCCTTCCCTGAATTAACATATCGTTAGCGTCTTTACATCCGACAGGAAGTTTAACTATTTTTACTTTACCAGGCGATAATATCTTTGCAATTTTATTAGCACCTTCTTTCCCAGGCTTATCATTATCAAAACAAAGTATTACATTAGTAAAAGATTCAATATATTCTAAGCTTTCTTTAATATCTTTAATGCTAGAGTTAGCACCTGATCTAATAGAAACAGAGGGCCACTTACTGCCCATCATTTCGTAACCTGCTAATGCATCACACTCACCTTCAAAGATAGTAAGATACTTGCCCCCTTCTTTAAACAATTGTTCGCCAAACAATCCAACATTTTTAGGAGGTTTAGTCCAAGCAAAACCTTTATTAGAAACTTCTCTTATTTTAAAAGTCGATACTTCTTGCCCGTTATAATAAGGATAGGCGTGTTTTTGAATAGTACCGTCTTCATTAAGAGTAGATTTAACTCCATATTTTTTTATAGTTTCCTTTTTAATTTTACGATCAGTTAGCTCGTTAAACCCGTAATCGCCCGAAGTATTTATCTTTTTATTTCGCTGATGCATTTCAAAATCTTCCGTATCGTCATCAATAATTTTAGAACTATCATATACAGGATAGTAATGGCTGCAACTAAAACAAAACCCAGAGCCGTCTACATTAACGGACACTGGGTCTGAGCCACCACATTTCCTACAAGGTAAGTGGAATTTTATAAAGGTCATTACTATTCCTCTTGAGTCGGCTCAATAATTGCATCGTCTATAAGATGCTCATCTAACTTTGTTATCAAGTGGAGCGCAGCAGACCGCGCTAGAGTTTCCTCTAACGTGGCCTGATCCAAGTTGGATTTAGCTGCAACTAATACTCCAAAGATAGACTGCGCTTCAGGAGACAGCATAGCTACCTCATAAATAACATCGTCTTTAGTGTACGTTTTAGAACTCATTTTATAGCTCATCCTCTAAGTTATTTGTTTCAGTGTTATCCATGAACTCTTCGCCATCAGGGACACCAATTTCTACCAAGTTTAAAACCTGCATAGCTTGAAAGTCTAGCCCTTTAAACTGACCGTACTTGTTGTCTGTCTCCCACTCCTTATACTGAACACGAACCGTTGAACCGTTGCCTACCTTACAAGTCAGCGGGTTCTTTGCCATGTCAAACAACTTAGGGGCGGGACGGGTTTGACCATTAGGGCCGTCAACCTTACGCTTAATAATAAGTGCTGGGCCTTCTTCCATCTGCTTTAACTTGAATCCTCTCGACTCAAAATCAGTAGCAGTGTCCTGGTCTACTACCAGATTAACAGTATACACTGGCTCATAATTAGTGTTCGGAGTTGTGACGCTTGCCCAATATGCTGTACCATTTAATATAGCCATTTTTACTTTCCTTTGAAAGATTAATTGAATTGAGATACTACTATTATTTACATACATTGTCAAGACTTTTTTACAGTCTATTTCCAATACTATCGGGGTCGTGGTTATCAGCTTCTTTAACAAAGATACCGTCTACCATCTGACCTTTCCTATCTTTGATGTCATCGTAAGCGTGGTCTAAGCATTGCTTTAATGTGTATCCGTTACGGACTGCAATGTTAATTAGGATAACCATGATGTCACCTATATCATCTACTGGATCTTTACCTTTACAAATATTATCTGATAGTTCTCCTAACTCTTGTATTAGTTTAAGGACTTGGTTCTTATCATCAGATCCTTTAATTAAATTTCTGTCTTGATGCCATTGAGCTACCTTATAAATAGTATTATCAATACCGTCTTCATTTAAAATCAATTCCCACGGATGTGCTTGCATTATAATACCTCCCAACCTACAAGTATATTAGCTGTAATAAAACAGCAAGTTCCTAAATTAAGAATAGCAAATACAGTTCTGATCATAGCAACTATATCTGCCTCCCAGTTATTATCTGATGCACGTTCTCCTAAACTCTTAGCCCATAACCTCCAGGCTTTCTTTAACCATTGTATCATGGGTGACCTGTACTTACTTCTTTTTGCATATCTAAAAGAGTTTCGTACTCTGTTTTTTCTACAATAAATTTTATTACGTCAGTTTCTTTAACATCAAAGTCTCTACAAAGTAGAGAGAGTGGGAAGCCATTATATTTTAAAACCTCATCAGCAACTTTAGCTACTGCTACCACTTGAGTAGAGGGATTGCTCGACATAAAATCTGCAAACATATTAATCTCCTTACATTAACATTAGTAAAACAGATACCATTGTATAGAAAATAAGAACAATAACAATAAATCTTATTACTCTTACAAAAGATTCGGGCGAAGTACCTTCATCTTCAATCCCGTATTTTATTATCAGGTGATCCAACCGATGACACATAGTAAGCCAAAGACGTTTGCCTACGTTTAGCAAGTCTTTCATCTTCTCTAGTACGGTGTTCATATTCAGTTCCTTCAGTTAGTTTCCTGTTAAAAATTTTATCAAAGTTATCCATAAACTTTTTGTGGTTCGCCTTCCTTGGCGTAGAACCTTTGCCACCATCACCCATGATTACAATATTCTCCGTGTAAGTTTTCTCTTAAATTTCTAAGAAGCAATACAGCTTCAGTTAAATTTTTAGTTAGTTTAGTCCTGTACTGTTTACCAGAAATGTGTACGTAACCCATGTATCTTTTTTTGGCTTTAATAAACGTAACACCTTTAAATCCTGTAGTATTATTTTTAGGAATTTTTTTATTAAATTGATTCTGTGAACCACTACACGATCTAAGATTTTCAATCTTATTATTTAATTTATTACCATCAATATGATCTAACATTTCAGGAAGAAAACCGTGACAAATTAAATATATTAAACGATGCTCTTTTATTCTATACCCGCGAAAAAATATTTCACGATAACCATCATTTGTCGCTGACCCTCTAACTAGTTCTCCCTTTATATGCCGATATTTATGAGTACCACTAGAAATTTTAGATATCGTTCTTCCTAACTCTGGATTGTATTCAAATCTAGAATGAATATATTCTAATAATTTAGGTGTTACTTTTTTAATACTAAGATGTTTTGCTGTACCCATTTTAAAATTCCTCATCGTTGTCTTCGTGTTCAAAAATAATTCCAAAAGTAAATATAAGAAAGGGTAGTAATAATACTATGCCATCGAATGATGCAACCTTAGTGCCTTGAAAGTTGTCACTTGAAATCCACACTGGTCGGGAATCACAGGCTTCTATATCGAAACCTGCTCCGTTCCTAAGATTACAAGAAAACATTCTACCCCACAAAAACATAGTCATCTAAGCTGCCTTCGCAAAATCAGATATAACCTGCCTAACAATCTGATGCCTGTCAAACTGTAACGCCGCCAACTTATCTTCTTTACCTGATACTCTATGCGTTGACCAATCAGTAAGAGTATTGTATGCGGCCCACATTGTACTGCCCAAACGCTTACGATAAACACCAGTATATTTCTGCCACATATATTCTAAGTTAGAGTTGCGGCGAGGCAGATGATCTATAATGGTAACAGGATCATTACTCATACCTTCCTCTATAAGTTTCTCAGCAGAGGTACAAGCACTTGCCTCTACAAACAATTTAAATACTTCCATGTCAAATACCTTAGTGTCTTGCCACTCTAACCAAAGCTCACGCTCTTTACTAAATACATTAAGAGAATTCATAATAATATTAGAACCTTTATCAATGTCTAAAGCTTGAGTATGTCTAGCTCTATACACTGCAACCTCTCCAGTTATAAAGACTTGAAGGTTAGTACAAGCAAACTGAGTAGCAGCAGCACTAATCATAAAGGGCCATGTACCATCGAAGCTAGTAGTAGCTAATAGACTTAGGGTTGCACGATCACCGTCACCAGTATGGTATGTCATAGCAGGTAAATCATACTTAACAAAACACCTAGCACCGTTATGGCTTGTACGGATATGTTCGTTTAAACCATTAAGGTCAAAGTCAGAACGCTCTAATAAATTCCTGGTACTATCAATCATATCTTTATAACCAACAGTCTTGTACTTAGGACTATGCACACCTAACTGAACTCCACTATCAGTTCTATATACAGCAGCTTTATCACTTTGAATATCAACACCCATGTCTGTAGTATAAAACATAGGTGCTACATCAACATCAAAATCTGCACTACCATAACCTTCACTTCTTAATATATCTACATCACTCTTGTTGCTGAACAAATTTAAGATACTCATATTACTTTCCTTTTTAGTTTTAAAGAGGGCAACGGCCCGATTGTGGCAACACCATACCACACCGAATCTCTCCGGTCAACTGCCTTGGTTTGCCATTGATTCAAATTTATGCTAAAATATTTTTTATAGTTTAAACACATCTTTACCACTTCTTTTTTAACCACAAAGAAGATATTACATCAGCCTTTGACTCTAATCTAGGCCATGATATATCTGATCTAGGTGCAAGTAACTTATTAGTTACTTCAGTATATCTTTTAAATCTTGCTTGAAGTGTCTTTAAATTAATTTCAGTAAGTTCAGAATATTCTTTAATTGTATAGTGTTCTCCAGTTGTTAGGTTATCGTGTATACCTACAAACTTTAAACGCCTGGCTTTAAATCCTGTATTCATTTTGTATCTCCTTTTTAAAGTAAATGAATCTAGTTTTAAGCCAACAATTAACACAATAATAAATACTTTTATCTTTTATTACTGAAAGTTTTTTACATCTACATTTATGTTGCATATAGTTACTCATCTGTATCTCCTAATAGTATACCTTCATAAATTTTTAATTATGTGTCATATTAAACACTCCTCGTTTTTTACATTCCAAGCCATGTGATTGGATTTTTTTACGGAGGCGATGGGTACTTCTAAAGTAGTACACGCCTCGTCGCAATCAAAACAATATGCGGTAAAACCACGCTTACTACTTACAACGCCACATTCTCCCAAACAGTCGCCGTTGCACCAATTACATACAATAACTCTTCCGATCATATTAAACACTCCACTGTTGTTGAATGGCTTGGGCTATACCTTCAAAGGTTTTACTTCTTATTTTCCACCTATCTTTAGACGGAGGTAAGTAATGCAATCTCATCTGTTGATTGCGAGGCAGTATGTCATAAACCTTTTTAACATTATTAGTTTCTTTTAACTTGGGTAATCCATGTAGCCATAGCCCAGTTTTCTTAGACTCAGGATGCCCAAACATCCAAGGCTGTACATACTGTGTAGGTTTAAAGGGCAACACACCAACAGGATTTTCCATACAAACTTTATCGCAACAAGCCTTTGCTAACTCCCATAGTTTGGTAGTCCATTCAATAGACTCTAATCTTTGGTGGTGTTTATCTTTACCCTTACCATACCAAGCATTACCGCTAACAGCTAATGCAGTACAGGGAGGGTGAAGTATTATTAAGTCCCACTTATTAATTGTAATGGTGGGGATAACATCACCCTGTATATGATATAAACTATCATCATCAGCAGGTAATAAATCACAAGACCAAGCATCATGCCCTGCATTCCTAAACTCTCTGCGAATAGTACCGCTACTCTCACAACCAATTAATATTTTCATAACAGTCCTCAAATTATAAAGCTAAGTTAGCTGCTTTATCAGAATTAATATTAAGTTTATCCCAACAGCTAGGTGTACATCCTGAGATAACAAACTCTCTTTCATCAACAGTTAACTGCGGCATAGCGTCTTGTATTAACTCACCGCCTCGCCATCTAGCATATTGATCCATAGTAATATCTAGTTCCATAGTATTAACGGCGGCTGTAACTGGTGAAGTTCTAGTAATATTAAGCATCATCTCTCTCCGTTGTGAGTATTGGAAAACGTATATTGTCTTTATGAAATAAAGTTATTTCCATAGTTTGTTGTTCATTCTTAAAGTATTCTTTAATAATATCTAAAAGGTCTGAAGCATAAATAAGGGGGTGTGTATCAGCTATCTGTTTAGCCAAAGAATAATGACATGGTTCAGTATCATTAGTAACTACTTTTAAAGTAGTCCACTCTTGACTTCTTTCAATCTCTAATTCTGTAACTCTGTGTACATTAATCATAATTATTCTCCGCAATATCTATTAAGGCCATCAATACTTCGTGAGCTTCTTCATATGTTTCATAAAGAATATTATTAACATCACAACGATGCGAGTAATCAATAACTTTAAAACCGTTTTCTGTGTCTTCTATTTCAATACAATAATCTTGTCTTTTATCCCAATCATCTGTAACTCTACAAGGCATAATACTCATAAGAAATTCTCCAATGCATGACGATCATAATCCATCATTGCTATTTTTATAGCTGTTTCATGTTTACCATCAGCAGGAAAATAGTATCCTCCCCATTGTCTAGGAAACTTTAAACCATTTATCTTTACAGCATAAGCCACAGACTCACCTTTCTCAGTTCTAATAATTCTTGATGTTTTAATTATCATTTTAAATATCCTCTTTTATAATGTTATTTAAAGTTAGTATGGTTTCAATATTATCTACAATATCGTTAAATTCATTTTGTTTTTCTTCAGTCAATACTGCATCACCGTTATTATCTTTTGTCCAAACATTATCTAAAGAACTATATTCTAAACAAAACATAGATAACTCACAGTATAGTTCTACATACTTTTCAGAAGGTAGTTTCATATTTATTCTCCTGTTAAATAAGTGTAATGCACTTCACTTACATGATCACCACTATTCCAAACATCATAGCGTGAAGCTATCATGTTGCACCATGTATCCCAAAGACGTTGAGTACCAATGCTGTGACACACATTAATATAGTTTTCAAGTTTTACACGATTACTATTTAAACCACGTTTACCTTTTACTTTCTTGTTATATTCTAAAGTAGTAGGATTAATATTGTAGTGTTTGATATTATGAGAATCCATACATCCAACAAGACCTGCTGTAAGCTGACATACAAAACCTGCTTTAGATATATTTAAACCAGGAATCTTTAAGAAAAGTTGCATCAAGTTAAACGCTTTGATTTCAGGACTTGTAGAATCATTAATGATTGTTAACATTGAAGCATGAAGATAATGTTTATTAACTTCAGAATATTGATAGGTATCTAACTTCATTTTCCAATTAAAGAAACGGCTTGTAGAACCATTAAGCAATACATCTTGAATCATAATCCCAACCTTATGCCAAGGTTGTTTTATAGATAACGAAACCATTAAAATAACAAGCACTAAATTATCTGGATTAGATTGAGCAAACTTCTGACAGCTTTTAGCATGAGTGTTATACATATTAAAATCCTCTGTAGTTTTCGTCTGTAATTTCAAGAGTTATATAAAAGAAAGTTATACCAAAGTCTCTAGTATACTTCCACATATTAAAGCAGCGAAACATGATGTCTCTGTTTATATAAATGTCCACATAAAACTTATTAAATAACAACATAATCAAACCTCCTTTTCATAAAAGTAAACACGTAAATGAGTAGATTTATTTAACGGCGCACCATAAGTATATAGCCTCCAATTCTCACCTTTAATTAAACCTTGCCCTCTAACTCTCATAGTATATCGATCACTATTAAGAAACTCTTTCATAATCTTAATTAAAATCCTGCCTCTAATAGTATTAGGGATCTTACTAAAGACATACTTATGGCTGTTCATAACATCACTCCTTAATTAATTAATATAAAGATACAGCAGGTTTAAGCCGTCAAGTTATCGATCAAATAACTTCACCAAATTTATTGGAACGCCAAAGATTACGCGCTGTACTTAAACTTTTCGAGTATGGCTAACTCTATCTGTATCTTTATATTAATTAACTCCTTGTTTAAAGAAAATCCCTTGCCGCCCTGTCGATGTCCACAGTGGAGAAACCCAGCCAGAAAGTCTACAAAAATACGTGACCGAAATCGACGATCTGGTTTTTCTCTAGCAAAATCAACAGCTTGCAAGCATGGGATGTACTTGACAAAGCCTAACAACATTCTTTAAAAGAAACGCCATTGACCCTAGTATATAAAGAAATCCAGGCTAAAACAAAATGCCATTGACTCTGTTGCCTAAGACCTTAACGTATAAAAGTATAATTATTAAAGGATGCCATTAACTCTTGTTATGTATTATATAAATCCCTTTAAAGCAAACCTCTATAGTGTCAATATCCTATAAGATACTTATAGTTTAATGACACCTTAGGCATAATGGCCGGTAATTGGATCGGATATCGGGTGGATTATGTGAGATGGTAGCAATGGATAGCGATTAAAGGGCATTTAAAGCTTGTTTAACAGCGATTAAGTGCTAGGGCAATACTACCCTACTAGGTCGATAGGATAGAAGCTTAGAAAGGCTATAAGGTTTTTAACGGGCAAAAAAAAACGCGCCGATTAAAGCGCGTTATTTTAAGGGGTGGTAGATTTATTTAACTTTGATAATTACATTATTTTTTAAAATTATTTGAGCATGGAATTCCCTTTTATGCCCCGTTATGTGCGGTCGATTGCACGCGTAAACTACGCCAGTAGAAACATAATCAGACTGATGGATTGAATGGTCTTGGAATTTTAATGCGGTTCCTACACTTTCGCGCAAAGATTTTTTTGACGGGTAATCAATGACTAATGACATAATAGAATCCTTAAAAAAAACGCGCCGATTAAAGCGCGTTATGATGGGTGGATGGTTTATTTTTGAAGAGCGGCCAATTGCTTTTCGAGGGCTGCAATCCGCGAAGCGTCCGATTTATGTTGGACTTCACTAGCAGTAGGCTTATAGCAATCTTGAACAACTTTAAAACGCGCCTTTAAAGCTTTAAAATGTTCAGGTTTAACGTGATCCTTATTAGAAAAGTTTAGATCACCGTCAATGCCTCTCTGATATTCGGAGCGCGTTAAAAAGTTAACAGTGTTGTATGCGCGATCAATTTGTAGATATTGGGTAGTAACTTTTTTTGCTAAACCCATCTCAGAACCAGGGATTTTTAAAGCTTTCATAACTGCGGGTAATATACGCTGCGCCGCTATAAAAGATCCTCTGCCCGCCTGTCCTGCGCTTATTGGAAGATCCTTATTGGCTTCGGACATATTAAGTTTACGAAAATTTGCTAATTTTGCTGCACTATAGATTGTCGCCATGATATATACCTTTTAAAAGTAAGTGATTTTAGTAGGTGATTTTGTAGCACCTGCGACCACAATGGACTTCAAAATTGCAACAGTCAAGTTATTTTTAAATTATTTTTAGAATCTTATTGGATCGCCGAAACACTGGGCGGTTAATATCTAAACTACAGAGTTGTATAACTTTTAAAGTTATTAAGTTAAAACTTTATAAGCTTTATAAGCTTTACAGCTCTGTTAACTAGCCGATAACTCTAAAGACTCTAGAGTTTAGATAGAATTACACCTATGCCTACGCCTTTAAAGGCTAAAAAGCTTATAAAGAAGACGCTGACTAAACGGGGCAGGTCGCCAGGCCCCTCCCCCCCCATATATACTAAATGTTATACATTTTTACAGGCTTTAGATGTTAACTAGTTCGCCGCATCACTATAAAGTTTTATACGCCATTAGCTCTTTACGCCATTAGACCTTTATGCCATTAGACCTTTATGCCATTAGCTTTTTATGCCATTAGCTCTTTACGCCATTAGTTTATTAAGCCTATAAAGAAAAGAAAAAGAAGTTTACTGTATTAGAAAGGGGTTGGTTGGGCTATATAACTATATACGTGCAAACCCGGGAGACTTAATAGTTATTATATACCTGAGATTGAGTTTTGTCAAGCTTTTTTTAAAATAAAACTTGACAAAACTGTAAACTAGGTGTATAATAGAACATATGAATACTAAAAAACTAACAGAAAAACAAGAATCTTTTCTTACTAATTTAGTTACTTGTGAAGGAGATGCTCGTAAAGCCGCAGAACTAGCAGGTTACTCAACTGGAAGCTATCCTTCAGTAGTAAAAGCTTTAAAGACTGAAATACTAGACATGGCCGAAAACATCCTGGCCCAAAGCGCACCTAAAGCTGCTTTAAAGCTAGTAAACATTATGGATAGCTCAGACCCTATACCACAAGCTAATATCCGTATACAAGCAGCACAGACGATTTTAGACAGGGTAGGGCTAGGTAAGTCAGATAGACTTGATGTTAGTGTAAGCACTGGTGGTGGTTTGTTTATACTCCCGGCAAAAAAAGAAACTATTATTGAAGCTTCTTATGAAGAGGTCTAGTAGTGTTATACCTTTTGGATATACTTTAGATATAGATAACCCTTCTACTCTTCTTGAAGTACCAGAACAACTTGAAGCTCTTAATAAGATTGTACCTATGATAAAGCAAAAAACTTTAAGTTTACGAGAAGGAAGTGCTTGGCTAGAATATGAAACAGGAAGATATCTTTCTCATGTAGGGCTTAAAAAGATTGCAGAAAAATATGCAGACTGATTGGGAACTTAATCCCGACAACTACCAAAAAGATGACAACGGGGATTTTAAACTAAAGGTTGATGGTACTCCCCGCAAAAAAGTAGGTAGAGCTAAAGGATCTAAGGGTCGAGGTTATAACCACCACTCAGAAACAAAAGCTAGAATAGCCGCACGTAAACAAGTCAACGAAAAAACAAAAAGATTAAAGACGGCGCAAGCTAAAGTAGAAAAGTATAAAAAGAATATAAGCACAACTAAAAAAACTTTAGATAAGCTAGAGAATAAAGGACAAGCCAAGGAAGGACTTGTTCTTACCGAAGAACAACTACAAGATCTGCCTCCATTATTAGCAGAAGAAGCACAAGAAGATGTTATCTTCAAAGCCAACGAAGGCCCACAAGAAAACTTTCTTGCAGCAGCAGAGACAGACGTTTTATACGGTGGTTCCGCAGGGGGTGGTAAGAGCTACGCTATGCTTGTAGACCCTCTTAGATACGCTCACAGGTCTGCTCACAGGGCTTTAATACTAAGACGCTCCATGCCAGAACTACGAGAGCTTATAGATAAAAGCAGAGAGTTATATCCAAAAGCTTTCCCTGGTTGTAAGTATAGAGAAGTAGAAAAACTTTGGAACTTTCCAAGCGGTGCAAAAGTAGAGTTTGGATTTCTTGAAAGAGATGCAGATGTTTACCGATATCAAGGACAAGCATATAGTTGGATAGGGTTTGACGAAATTACTCACTTACCCACTGAGTTTAGTTGGAACTACTTAGCATCACGACTAAGAACAACCGACTCAGAAATTGTACCCTATATGCGTTGCACTGCTAACCCTGGAGGTGTGGGAGCTAACTGGGTAAAAAAGAGATACATTAATCCTTGTGAGCCTAATAACTCTTTTATAGGTAAAGATGGATTAAGTAGAAAGTTTATACCCGCACGATTACAGGACAACCCGTACTTAGCCAAAGATGGTAGGTACGAACAGATGTTAAAGGCGTTACCACCTACACAGCGCAAACAACTGTTAGAAGGAAATTGGGATGTTGCAGAAGGCGCAGCATTTACTGAATTTACATTTGAAGAACACGTAATTACTCCTTTTGAAATACCGATAAACTGGGAACGCTTAAAAGGAATTGATTATGGTTATGCTTCCGAAAGTGCTTGTGTTTGGGGAGCAGTTGATAGAAACGATGGAACTCTAATAATTTACAGGGAGTTGTATCGAAAGAATCTACTAGGGACAGAGTTAGCAATGATGCTGACTGAAATGGAACTAGAAGATCCCTTTTCTGTAGCGGGAGTATTAGACACCGCGTGTTGGAACAGGACAGGGACAACCGGCCCCACAGTAGGGGAAACTCTTTTAAGAGCAGGACACAAACTAAGAAGAGCAGATAAAAATAGAATACAAGGAAAAATACAAATCCACGAATACTTAAAGTTACAGCAAAGCGGTAGGCCAAAAATACAAATCTTTAATACCTGTCCCAACCTGATACGCGAACTACAAAGTATTCCTCTGGATAAAAGTAATCCTGAAGACGTTAACACCCACGCAGATGATCATGCTTATGATGCTTTGCGATATTTAATAATGTCAAGACCACGCATTAACGACCCACTTAGTCGTATGCGAGACATTCAAAGAGAACAAATCTACGCCCCGGCTGATAGCAGTT